AGGACTACGATAAAGAATTTTCGTAAAACTCTAAACGCGCCAGTATCTTATCAGCAGTCGCCGCCCACGACCATTCCGAGTGCAAGATTCTTGCAGATTTTATTGCATACTTTTTAAAATCTTCATATTCATTAACAACATTTTCCATAAGGTCCATCAATTGCTGGAAGTCTGGACTTGCCCATTCACCAGTGTCGCAATCATACAAATGATCTTGCCAATCTGCTTTAATAAAAGTTGCTTCCAAAGGTATGCCATATTTTGCAAAATCTGCACAGCCAGTTAAATTTGTTACAATAGTCGGAAGCCCTGTTGCTATAGACTCAAATGGGATCATCCCAAAACCCTCGCCCATTGTTGGGTATATCATGCAATGACATTTATGATACAAAGCAACTAAATCAAGTGTGTCAAAATTTTCTGGTATAGAAATAATTTGAGGATGATAGGATGCGGGTACAAGTTTATCATTCAAATAAATCTCTGCTAAACAAAACTTGTTGTATTTTAATATAAGTCTAAAGTCATCATTGCCATCATAAAGCTCAAGAAAAGCATCAACAGCCATTTGTGCATTTTTTCTCTTAGAGTCCCCGCCCACATGCAGGAAGTTGAACCGACCTGTTAATTCTCTGTCGATAATGGAAAACTCTTCAGAGATACCGTGAGGGATAGTGAACACATTGGCATTAACATTGTTCTTAATATAAACATCTTTAATAAAATCAGATGTTGCCCAGATTTCATCACACCTTCGCATATTATCCACCCAATGCGGAGGAATCTTGGTAGACTCCCATGGTGTATACCCAATATTATATTTTGACTTTATCTGGTAATAAGTCGGCGGACAAAAATTAACATGGTAAGGGATATCTTCCCTGTTATAGAACACAGCGCACTCTTTAGCCTGCAAAGCTTTAATTGTGGATATTGCTGCATTATAGTAACCCTGGCTGTACCAGGTGTCCCCAGACGCATCTTGATGATTAAGACTAAACCAACTAATTTTTTTCATTGAAGGTGTTACTCTTTCTCATTTTCAAGTACCGTTGAGTTCGATGACATAGAGAGACAGTTTACACCTTTTTTAATCAAGTCGTTAGCAGTTTCTTCAGAAATTTCTAAACTGATGGGCATATTTGTAAATACGCACCGAGTTGCTGCAATATAGAAATCATCAAATTTCATGACGCTAATATGATCCGGGTCAATAATCGCAGCCGGTCCATAGTCATCAGATTCTACAATTGCGATGATTTGCATAGTACTACCATATCACTTTTCTTGTTATCTGAACACCTAGTATGCTTAGTATACTTAGTATGCTAAGTATATTAAGTATATATAGTTTATAAGTATTAGTAGTATACTAGTATGCTGGTACGCCTTGCATGCGTAAGCATACCATCTTTTTGCAAAAAATGTATTAAGAAATAGAAAAAAAATAAAAATTCCTGGTATGATCTACCCATGACAAATTTCTTTTTTTGGTTTGTGTGGACTGCGGTTTCTGCGATAGGTGTAAAATACTCCACAAACATCCTTCTGGAAAGAGAAATAACTTTTACATCCAGCATACTAATAATGCTAGTATACCAGTGGATTAGGTTTATCAAACCACCTGAAAAGAAAGCTGAAAAGAAAGTTGAAAGAGTGCAGGCAAAATTACCACCTCCAAGAATTAATAAGAAAAGACATAGATGAGAATAACTAGCTATAACTCTGATATAAATCTAGAGGATATTGAGTCTCTCCAGATTATTGTTAAGGCAGTGCCTTTTGAAGAAACTTTTGTTCCAGCTTTTGTTATAATGTCACCGGATGACAAATACCCTATGTCAATTGAAGAACTTAATGCTTTAATGGATGGTATAGAAATTGCAAGAAACAAAATAGATGAAGTCATTACTTATATTCTAAGAAAGAAAATAATTAATGATGATGGAGATGATCGATATGATTTTGGGACAAGTAATTAAAGACTTTCCGTATCCGGTAAGAACATGCCCCTACTGCAATAAAAACTTAACTGTGGTCAATGCCGTTCACTGGCACCAAGATAGGTATCAATATAAAGCATTATACTTTTGCAGCAACGGCTCCTGCCCTGTATACGATGAAGGTGCAAAGAAAGCTTACGCAAGAATTGTCTATTCATCAGAAGACGCTGCCGCCTATTTTTGGCGGGTGGAGATACCAGTTCAGCGTTGGAATCAGGCTGATGTTGTGAGTATTTATCAATAATATGATAAGATATTAAATCATGCCTATTCGTTCATGTTCAGACGGAAACAACCCCGGCTACAAATGGGGAGATAGTGGTAAATGCTACACCTACACTACAGGCGATCAGCAATCGATGGAAGCCGCAAAAGCAAAAGCTCAAATGCAGGGCGTTGCTGCAAGAGTTAGCGGTTATGAAGAAAAGGTAAATGAAGTAACGACTAGTTCGATGGGTTCAGGGATTAAGAATCCTCAGCAAGGATATAAGCCAAAGAAAAAAAAGAAAAAAGAAGATTTTGGGAAAAGTCTTGATCAATGGTTTAAAGAAAGATGGGTGGACATATCCCGACCAAAAGCTGGCGGTGGTTTTGAACCATGCGGCAGAGCAGACGCTGAGTCAGGGAAGTACCCAAAGTGTGTACCTGCCGCTCGTGCTGCAAGAATGACACCCGCACAGATTGCTTCAGCAGTTAGGCGTAAGCGCACGGCTGAGTCATCCCAGACGAGGCAGGGCAAGAAGCCTATTAATGTTTCAACAGATGTTGAGAAAGCATCTCGTAATGTTCCAACCAACCCGTCTCTTTACGCCCGAGTCAAAGCGGAGGCTAAAGCAAAATTTGATGTCTACCCTTCAGCCTATGCAAATGCATGGCTCGTCCGTGAATATAAAAAACGAGGCGGCGGTTATAGGACTGTGAACAAGTCCGAGGAGTTTGTGAATAAGATTGCAGATGACCTTGACGAGCAAGAAGCAGTCTTGGCTGATATGCTGATAGCAATCACTCGCCGGTACGGCAAGTTTAACGAAGACGAAACCGGGGTTTGGGCTGGCTACGATTCCCCGGATGAAAATGATGTAGCTGACATCGGAGTCAAATGTTCTAATTGCGTTTTATATGAAGGCGAAGGGGTATGCAAGATACTCGCACAAAAAGTTGAGGAAGAAGGCAAGTGCAGATTTGCCATCATCCCAGACGGCGTAGTTGAGCCAGAAGAAGATGATGAGGAAGACGATGAAGAAGCCATTATGAGCTATATTATAAACAGGGTTAAAGAATATTTAATGTGATATGCTTATAAGCATATCTTTGATATAAGGAGAGTTTATGAAATTTATTAGTATCCCCGTGGATAGTGCTGAAACAATGATTAATCAGCATTCATTCCTCAAAAGCAAGAACGAAGAAATGGCAAAAGCTGCTTTTACACAAATGAAAGAATTTGTTGAAGCCGCCGCTTACCACCAGCAACAAATTGATGTACTTGGAAAAGCAGTTAAGGATGTCACTTTTATGTTGACAGAAACAAAAACAACTCTTTCAGGTAGCGACAGTGGTTCAACAAGTGAAGGCACTTCACCAACCCCATCACCATCCACATCGTTCGGTGATGGCGATCCAGAAAAGGTTGCTGTTCGCAAAGCAGACTTGATTAATTCACTTAAGGCTCATGAAAGCCAGTTCGGTTCGTTTGACATTAATGTCGATGTAATCGCTGACTTCTTGATGGCTAAGTAATTTATGGAAGCAGTTATTGTAGCAACCATTGCCGCTGTAGGTGGAATACTTGCAGCACTAGTCCAGATGAGCAGGAAAGAGAATAAAGCAGATCATGGTGTCGTAGCTCTTTTGCTAAAAGACTTGCATGAAGATGTTAAAGATGTTGACACTAAACTTGAAAAACATATTGATTGGCATGCAGATAAAGTTATTGCAAAAAAAGTAGTAAAACCAGCAACTGTTAAAAAATAAATTTAAACGAGCGCTTCTAGGCTTATAGTATTCCGAAAGGTTATTGTAGGTGCATTGAGGCGCTCGTTTTTTATTTTAAAAAACTTTGACTCCCCGTTGATTTCGTTTTCTAAAAATGCTAATATGACTACACCGAGAGAAAGGCTGGATATGTCAGAAGAAAACATTCACGAAGAAGAACCTGGATTTACAGCGACAAAAGAGTTTGATGCTATTTTTAATAAACTAATTGCATCAGTTCCTGTGTCTAACCAGAGAGAAGCTGCTTCTGTCATATATGGTCATTACAAAGGTTGGGCTCCATCAAAGACCATCAAGTATTACAACATTGATGAAGAAATATATTCAACATACGCTGAATTTTTTAAATTCACAGAAAAGGTGGTAAATAAAATGGCTGGAAGAAAATCTAAGCAAGACAACATTGTTAACTTTCTTAACGGAAATGTAGGGAAAGTTGTTACACCTGTGCAATTAGCTACAGATGTACAAATCTC